CTTGCCATTTACACCCTGTTGGCTCATAAGCTCGATATCCTCTTTGCGGTAAACTTTGCCTGCGTCCGATAGTGAAACCATTTTATTACAGAAAGACCTAGATTGCCCTTTTGGGGTTTTGCTAGTTCCTTTAGTAAAGGCGTAGCGAGTTTTCCATAGCTTTGTATCCTGCTCGCTTGTTTGATTTGCAGACATTTTAACGTCGTACTCTTTGCCGTCTGTTAATTCGTATCCCTCTGGAGCGTCAAGAGCGTATTTTTCTAGTATCGCAAACAGCTCGATGTCCTCACTCATACAAACGTGAGAGCTTAACTCTGCGGTTTCCTCTTTTACCTCTACAACTTCCTCAGTCAATGGAGCAAAGTATAAATCTAGGTTAATCCCGTAGTTTATTAAAACCTCCTCTATTGCATCAAGTATAAAATCCTGCTTTGGCTTTATAACTCTCTTTATAGTTTGGCGCTCGCTCATGTCCATCTCGTCGGCTACTGAGCTAAATCCGCTTGCAGACGATAAACCTACTAACGACGGACTAATTACTTTGTGCGCTGTCATTATTTGATTTTTCGCCTCAGTCGTTAGCGTTTCCCATTGCTTATGCACATTAGCATTAACAGGAAACGGCGTTACCTCTATAGCGACCTCTTGGTCGTTAAAGCTAATAATAAAGTTCGACGCGTTAGAGCTAGACGTTAGTTTACGTTTAACTTGTCTCTCGAATTCCTCTTTCTCCTCTGGAGTGTAATTAGTTCCGTTTGGTATTTGTATTATATACCCTGCGCTTAATCCGTTTTTAATAGACGATATTTGTACGTTGGCGATTTCCTCTTCCATCTCAGCATAAACTAAAGCCGCCGTATAGCTTGGAGCGCCGAAATATTCAGCACCAACTACGTAAGGCTTTGCCACATAAATAGAGTTCCCTCTAGCAGCGCCGTAAGCGTTAAAAAGTACGGGAGTATTTTCTACGTCCGTATATTTACGCCAATTTCTAGAAAACCAATAATGCTCAATCTCGTTTTTTTCGTTTGCAATAGATGGTATTACCATTTGCTTGGGTATATGCGTCAAAGAATGCAACTCGCCGCCTTTGGTTTCTATAACCTCAAAGCTAAACTCTCCAAAAACTTGAAAATCTGCGACCATTTTACGCAGTTCTCTAGGTCTTAATATCGTTTGTAATCTTCCCCAATGCTCTGCGCCTAGACTTCCGCTAGATGTGCGCAATCCTTTACCATAAATAAGCGTACTATATGACTGGTTAATACTTGAGTTTGTAGGACTTCCGTTATTTCGGTCTATAATGTAATTGTAATGCTCATTATTACGCCCATTCATTACCCAATCCCTAGACTTGTCCTCCATAAGAGGCGGTCTTGTATAGCTCGTTAATGTTATTAGTTTAATATCACTCATATTTTTACCAATTATATCGGTTTGCTGTTTGCTTGTATTTCTGTGCTACCTGCGTTGTAGCTATCACTAGACCTCTGTAAACTATCTCAGTAGTTACGTCGTCCGTTAGTCTTAGCTGGTAACTGCTCTCGTCTAAAAATGTATAATGAAATGCAAGAGAGAGCTTGTAATCTCCGCCTATTGAATAGGCAGGCGTTACGTCTGTAGTCGTTCCTAAAGTACTATCCGTAATGGTTAAAGTTAACACGTTAGACGGAATATATCTAGGTATTATCTTTATTGTATGTGTACTTAAATTAGGGTTAACTATCATAAAACAAGCTTGTATATAATTAAAACAAAATATTGCTTGTATTGTTATTATTTAAACAAAAAAAAACCTTACAAATTAATGCAAGGCTTTTTTTATAGTATAAAACTAGATTAAGATACTACCGCTAAAAAAGAGGTTTGAGTAGCTGAGTCTAAAAATGGAGCTAAGTCCTTGCAAGTAGATACACCCGTTAAAGTATACATATTGCCGTCCGTTTTTGCTCCCCCAGTCGATGCCACGACTGTAAAGTCGATTCCATCGTCAAGACCTAGAGCAATATAGTTTCCGTTTCTGTCGACTACTACCGCGCTAGGGTATCCTGCTGCTAATAGATTAAACTCTGCATTTGTTGCAGCGTCCATTGATTTTAAGACAGTCGTAAGCGTTTGAGTATTTACTCTGCTGCTCGTATTTCTGTCTCCTACCATTGACTGCTCTAGTGTATTGCCGTCTCCCTCTAAAGGATAAGCAAACGCTGCTGTCAATGCTGCATTCATTGCCGTAGCCTCTCCGTTTGAAACGGTAAAAGCATCTGGCAAGCTGTCAAAAAGATAAAGTGTAGACTGACCTCCGAGTCCGTCTTTACACACTTTAGCTCGTCCGCTTGTAAGTAAACACGCCATAAGTTATAAATTGTTTTTAGTTACTTTACGCAACCGATTATTAATGTTTTAAAAAAGGGAGGCGGTTAAACCTCCCCTAGTATTTAGGCTGTTGTAGTAAGTAACCAAACAATCTCTGCTCCGTAAGAATATCCTACAGCGCCACCGAATACAGACTTGTATAATACGTTTCCGCTCAAATCTACCTCGTCAAGGTCTTTAACTCTAATAGACGTAGCGTCTGACGCTAATCCTGTACCCATTGTAATATTAGACTTCTCGAATAAAACGATAGTGTTATCTGGTAATCCGTTTACAACTTGTACAGTATAACGTCCGTATACTAATCCTGTGTTAGCGTCGCCACCTAATCCGTTAGCCGCTCCGTTTTGGATAAGTAACTTTGTGTAAGCGTCTGCAACGTCTGGAGATACGATAAAGTTTACTGACTTACGTCTTAAAGCGTAAGGTAAAGCTCCCGTCGCTGCGTCGAATGCTGCTAGTACGTTAGACGTAGAGATAGCCGCTCCGATTGCTGTAATCCCGTTGTTTGCTTTTATAACGTCTCCGTCTGCTGCAAACTGCGTAATTAATCCGCTCATTTGTCCTGCTGCTCCCGAGCCGTTCCAAATTTGGTTCTCGAACCATTCGGCTAATTTACCTGCAGTATCTGCAACGATAGCGTCTGCAATTTCTTGAGGTGTTTGGTCGTTAAAAGCAGATGCTCCCATTGACTCGCCGCTCCACGTTGGACGGAAATCTTCTTTACAGATTGTAAACTCGTTTTTAAACTTTGAAAGAGTTAGTACTTTCTCAGAGTAAGCTACTGCGTCTGTCGCTGCTGTAGTTCCACAAGCGTAATCTACAACCCCAAGAGTAACGTCTAAGTTTCTCAAGTTTAATTTGTACCCTACGTCTGGTACTACGTTGATTAATCCAAGTCTAAGAGTATCCTCTTCCTTGATAGCCTGTAGCATAATGTCTACGGCTGCACTTCCTGCATAATTTGATGTAATTGCCATTTTTTACCTATTTTAAATTAATTAATTTACTTGTTTGCGTTTTTGATTATTTCAAGGATACGCCCTTGCTTTGTTAATTTTACTTGTTTCGGTTGTGAGCTAATAGGCTCAACAGACGGCTGCGCCGAAAGTGTAACAACCTGCTCTTTTAACTCTACGTTTTCAGACGTTAAAGTTTCTAGCTTAGACTCTAAGCCGCTCATTTTAATATCCATGCTCTCAGCGTAAGCCTTAAACATATCGTCTAAAATTTCTTTGATTACTTTCATAGACTCCTCGTCTGCGTTAACCTCTTCGATTACCTCGTCCTCTTCGGCAAGCTCTGCCTCTGGCTCTACCTCCTCGACTACTTCCTCGTCTACTACTTCCTCGCCCTCAGACATAGACTCTACAAGTCCGTCTTTAACTACAATCTCTCCGCCTTCGTCTAGCTTATAGCTTCCGTCGGCTAGTTGCACTTTCTCCTCGTCTGCCATTAAAAAGACAGCCGTTCCAACCTCAAGAGTTTCGCCCTCGAATTGAATATCTAGCTCTCCAGATTTTACGCTCCCTAGAGTTACCTCTATTTGTTTCTCGTTTTTGCTTACTATATCTTTAAGCAATGCAAGAATACTTTTGTTTTCTTTACTCATTTGTATATCGGTTTTTAAATTTACTTCCTCTAGTTCGACCATGCCGTCGATTGAAAATCCTCGCAGCTCGCCCGTCTTAATATAGTTATTCCAAATATCGTCGTTATCTACTTTCATAGAAACAAGCCAAGAGCCAACAGGATAACTAAGTCCATAGGCTGCGGATTTATCTTTTTTAGGGTCGGCTACTAGCCAAGACTCGGTAAAAGTTACGCCCTCTATTGGTGTATCGTGTTCTAGCTTTGAGTTTAATTGGAATCCGCTTTGAAAAAAGTTTTGAGAAAAATCTCGTATTGTTTCCTCAGAGAAAAACATCTCAAATTCGTTGCCGTTTTCGTCTACTCTATAAATTAGCTGTTCTGGTTGTAATACCAAACCCATTAAAATACGTTTCTCCTCGTCTACTTTTGCAAGCGTTACAATCTTGTCTTGTTTTGCCATTGCAATGAAATGTTCAGCGGTGGCAGGGTCGTGTACCAATGAGATAGCAAAGACTCCTTTGCTCTTTTTATTGTATTTTCCCTCGTATCTTTTCATAGGCTATATTATACTAACAATAAATTGTTGTTTTTGTTATTTTTTTAATTAAAATCCGCTTGAGTCGATTACGTTTCTGTCTGCGCTTTGAGCTGTGGTAACGTCGCCGCTAACAACTATAGCTTTGACGGCGTTGTCTTGCCCTGTTATGCTGTCTTGTATTGCGTTGCTTTCCGTTCCCTCTACTAGATTAAACGCTGGAGCGGTTGCTCCTGCGTCTGCGCCTCCTCCTGCGCCTCCTGCGTCTCCTCCTCCTTTACCTAAAGCTGAGAGTCCTTTAGCGGTTGCTGCAACAGACGAGGCAATACCGATACCCATACGGATAAAGTTTGCGGTAATCAAAGCAGGCGCAGCTACTCCGCCCTCAAGTGTTAGCTTTGCATTTGCTGCGTTTGTATCTATTATGTTTTTTGCAATACCTACGGCGTTCGATGCTATTATAGACGCAGCTTGTAGCTCCTTATTTTCCTCTGCAAATCCTGCTAATATATTAAAGCCAGTCGCTACAGCGTCAAGGCTTGCGTCTTGTATTGCTTTTTTTGCGTCTGCTGTTGCTTGGTCGTTAGCTTTTATTTGCTTGTTTGTTGCTGTATTATTAGCTACAAGTTGGTTGTCAATACCTTGCTTTTTATTTAGGTAATCCTGTTCGGCGTCTACTCTCTGCTGCGTACCCTCTGCGTAGAGTAATCTCTTAGCCTCTAAGTCCTCAAGAATCGCCGTATTTTCTAGCTCAAGCGCAGACTTTTGTTTTTGTAATTTTACTAAAGGGTCAATCTCTTGCTCTGCGTCAAACTCTCTTTGCTGCTTTTGCCTTTCTCCCTCTGCGTTTGTAACAGATGTTATTAAACCTTTTTCCTCTAGTAGTAAAGTATTTGTATTAGATTTCTGCTCTGAGCGTTTACCCTCTATATCTGCCAACACTTGAGCGCTTGCAGCCTCCGCAGCAATTAAAGCCGCGCGGTTATCGATACTATCATTTTTGGCAACCTCTGCTCTAGCTCCTGCCTCTACCGCAGCCGCCTGTTTTAAAAGAGCTTTCTCTTGTTTCTCTAGTATCTCGCCTAGCTTTACGTTTGCCTCTTGGCGCTCTTTTATACTTTTATTTGCATCGTCTCGGATTTGTCTTTGTTGCTCTGCTTGTCTGTCAAATAAGGCGATGTTTTTAGCAGCCAAAGCTTGCGCAATTATAGCCGCGTCTGTTGCTGCTTTGTAAGATTTTGCGGTTTCGTTTGCGACTTTTATACTAACTTTAGAAAAACTATCTGAGGTTATTTCTGCAATGTTACCAACCTCAGAAACTGCCTCGCTAAAATTGTTTACAATATCTTTACCTGCTTTAGATACGTCCAATCCTAGCTCAATTATATTTAATCTAGTTCTGTCGAGGTCGTCTTGTGCTTTTTTAACGCTTTCGCCGTCTCCAAACATTTTTTCATAACCTAGTCTTAATGCATTTGATACTAGTAATAATTGATAAAATGTAGATTTTAAAGGAAATAAGGATATGGTAATTAATCCGCTTACAACCTTGCCTAAAGCATTAAAATTATCGCTAGTGCTTGTTATAGCCTCATATGTAGTTATTAGAGCGTTTGTTATTTGAGAAAAAACCTCTTGAGCTGTACCTAAAGCAATACTAACCCCGTCCATTACTTTTTTATTTCTAGAAAATGCCTCAGTTAGTCCTGCGATAATCGCAATTACCAAACCAATACCTGCGGCTTTTAAAGCAAGACCTACCTTTGAGATAGCTTTTGCCATAATATTAAAACCAGTCCTAGTATTTCCTGCGGTTACACCAATAGCTTCGACTTCCTTATCTGTTTTTTCTGCTTGTTTTCCTACATCTTTAAGACCTTTCTCGATGTCGTTTGTTGCTTTAATTGCCTCGGTATCGTCAACTTTTAGTTTAATCTTTACTTCTTTCATTTTTTTGCTTTTATAGTACGTTTAACTTTCCTTTTTAATCCACTCCAAGAGGCAACGATTTCTCTTTTGCCCTTTGCTACCTCTACGCAGTCGCCTGCGCCGTAAAAATCTCCACGCCTTAAAATGTCGATTACCTCTGTTATATCATTACTCATTTTGTACTATTGTTATATCTGTTGTTACTCCGTTACCTACGTATCTAATTATCATAGTCCGCGTAATTGTGCCGCTGCCCATAGTTGCAATATTAATACCTGCCAAATTGTTATCCGCTCCTACTACAGATGTAGTCGCCCAAGTTGTGCCGTCGCCTGTATCTACTTTTGTAA